CTGCAGTGCAGTAGAATTGAACATTGTGGAAATTCTCCGTCTTGGAAAAGTGTTTAGTGTTTACGAAAAAATCAATCAGTTGAACTTAGTCAACGCATTTAGATAAGCTGCCATCGCTGGAGAAACATCTTCAGCAATTGCGTCTTCAGAGTTGACTTCTTGTGAATAAGTTACAGGCTTTGAAGCAAAATATGCTTCACGTAGCGTAACAAGTTTTTCACGGTATTGTTCCTCACTATCAAACTCAACACCTTCAGCAAGACTTGCTAACTTTTCCTTTTGGGAAAGAGCAAGACCCTCACTTACTTCATCTAGGATGTTGTCCGAAACAGATTCCGATAGACGCTTGGTTAAAGCGATATTGGTATCAATCTGCTCGTTGAGTTTTGTCTCCATTTCATCAAGTTTTTCGACCATAGCCTCAAGAACATTATATTTCTCTTCAGGGATTTCTACATAATGCTCTTCAAAAAGGTTCTTGAGACCTGTCATGAAGGACTCCGAGAGTTCACCTCTTAGTCCTGTCTCAACCTGTAGTGCGTTTTCGTTGATCCACTCATTAGAAACATATTCTAGATATGAATCAACACGCTCTGTCAGTTCGCTCTTGATTGTTTCTACTTGCTCAACAAGAGCTGAAGCATAACGGTTCTCAAGTGCTTCTTTTAAAGAAGCAATCTTTGAACGAACCGCTGCTTCAAATACTGTTTTTGCTTTTTCTTGGAATTCTTCGGAAAGATCTTCACCTTCTAGAAGTGCTTTTACATCTTCTTCAAGATCTACATCTTCTTCTTCTTCCTCTTCTTCTTCAACTTGATCTTCAAGTTGATCTTCTAGTTCTTCGGTTTCAGCAATTACTTCATCTTCTTGCTCAATCTCTTCATTAGCACCGCGACCGTATCCACTTGACTTCATACCAACTGGACCTAAAGGACCTGGTTGTTGAACAGTACCTGCTGATCCTTTGGTTTGAGGATCTTTCTTAGCGATAAAAGTCTGTGAAGGAGACTTTAGTTTATTGCTATCGTCAGTTGGTTTTGCATTCTGAGGAGTTGGACCGCCAAGATTCTCGATAGAACCAGCGTCAGGTACATAGTTAGGTGCCTTTGGCATTGCTTCTGCAGGCTTAGCACCACGGGTTACCTGGTTTTCCATCTCATGTAGTTCGTTATTAACGGTCATTTTTTCTTTCCGAGAATACCTAGAATTTCTGTTATTATTTATAAATTATAGATTTGATAGGAACTTTCCAAATAAGCGTAACTTATTTGCTTCTAAAATGTCCCTATCCACCAATGTATTTATTGTCCTCTTAACTTGCTCACATTGAACTTCACGAAGAACTCCACCATCCCATACCCATTCCTTACCTTCCATAATACCATCAACAAAAGCATCTGGAGCAGAAGGATCTGCTACGATATCAGCAGCAGTTGCTAACATGAAGTCTTCACCAACATAATTAACTCCATCTTTTTGGTAAATGGATCCCATTCCTCTAGAAGAAACACCAAGTTTTACACCTTCTCCAATAAGTGAAGATGCAATTTTACCCATTGGTGTGCTAAGGATTTGTGCTTTACCAATAAAATTGTTTCCTTCCTGTGTTAGGGAAACAATTTTATGAGAAACACGATCAAGATTAATTTGTGGACCATCAGGATGTCCTAATTCCCCAAGAGCACGTCCTTTATCAATAAAGGTATCAGTATAACGTTTTACTTCATTAACCATTGTATCGAGTTTGTAGCAACGCTTATTACGATTAACTACTTCAGCTTGAAGGAATGGTCCTTGAATGTAAAGCGTTTTTTTACCACCTTTTTCTTCAGTGATAACTTCTACTGCTTCGATTTCTTCGGAAATTAACTTCATGCTATTTGTACCTCGTGAATGAACATATCACATCCAGATGCTGATTCTGGTGCCATGACAAAAATTACGGATTTTGCTGCAGTTGCAACTCCAACAAAAGTATGATGTCCAGAACTTGTATTTGCATTCACTGTAATTGTCATTGTATAATTATTCCATTGCTGTGGACTAGAAATGGAAGTAATTTGCTTATGTAGAAGAGTTGCTCCATAAGTCGATCCAGCACCAACAAGTTGAATATAATCACCAACTCTTAATTTAGTATCTGGATGATTTAATGTTAAAACTGTAGATGTTCCAGTAGTAATTCCAGTAACAACTGATTGTGCTGGATGTCCATAACGATACAAAACATTATCTTGTGGATTTACAAAAATAGATCCAATTCCAGCATCAGTAGTGGTATTACAGATACCAATACTTCCACCACCTTTTACTGTTGATGCTACTGCTAAAATAACACCAGTTCTAATAATAAAGGGATTACTAGTTACTGAACTTGCGTTAGCACTAGATAATTTTCCAATATTTTGATATAGATTTAATGGTTGTGCTGCGCTCATTCTTCCTCTTCGGTTTTAATTTCATCTTCAACTTCATTTGTATCTTCTGCTCCAAATAAACCAGCAGCAACTTCTGGTTTTAAAGCATCAACTTTTTCGCTTGCTTTGGCAAACAAAAGACCTTTGATATAATCGGAAATTTCTGATGACGGAGCATCAGAAACTACCATATCAATTAATTCTGCAGAATCCATAATTTGTAAAAATGCCTGTATTTATTTATATCTTAGCCTTTTTGATATTGATTGTTGGTGCTTCCGTTGAACCACCATCTTTTTTCTTTTCAAGATCTGGTTCCATTTGTCTCATGCCTAGATCGTTTTGCATTTGACCTTGCATGATTGCATTCTGTGTTTCTAATGGAACACCAATACCCATCTCATTTTCATTTTCCATCTCTTCTTCCATTTCAATAATTTCTTCTTCAGTTTGACGAAGAACTTTACGTTTTACATAATCTCTTGAGTAATAAGTTCCAATGTAAGGTTCAATTGCAACCATCAAATTAAGACGCTCATTCATTAGTTCAGTGTCTTTAAGCTCTGCAAAATGATTATCGTAAATATAATCAAATTGAATATGTTCTGCCATTTGCTCCCAGTCTTCTGGGGTTACAATATTTTTTAGAATAAGTTGTGTCTTAAGAAGATCTAAAAATAGAGCACTAAAACGCTTTCTTAAACGACCAACAAACTTACTAAACATTAATTCATCACGTAGGATTTCGGATGAACGACCTAAATTAAATCCACCATCTGCTCCAACTCTACTGTCGGGAACATTGAGGGATCTGTAAAGTTTCTTTTGGAAGTACTCAACGTCTGTAAGTTCTCCTAAATTTTGTCCACCTGGTAGCGTAGAAATTTCTGTACCACGACCACCTTCACGTCTAGGAAGCCAGAAATCTTCTAGCATTGACATGAATTTTTTATCGTCTTTGATTTCACCAGTGTTAGCGTCGTAAACGAGTTTGTTACGATAACGCATCATAACGTCACGAAGATATTGTTCTGCTTTTACCTTTGGTAGATTACCTACATCAATGTAAAAAATACGACGCTCTGGTGCTCGTGATAGTCTGTAGATAACAAGACTATCCTCAATCATTCTTAGTTGATTAAGTGCTTTAATTGCTTTATGTAAATACGATAACGTAAGATGTTTATTTCTATCAACTAGACCAGAAGTAACATAACAAATTGCATCTTTTGCAATTTTAACTCCTTTTCCTGCTACAGATCCGTAACGTTGAGCAACTCCTTGAGGATAATATGTATAGAACTCAACAACCTCAGCGTCTTTGGATGTTGTATCCTCTTGGGTTATAAGATTTGCTGGAAATGATTTAGGATCTTTTGGACGAACTCTCATGAGTTTCATTTTTAATGCATCAATATATCGTACTTCCTTGATGCCTTCATCTGGTTTTTGTAGATCAATTACTTTATGATAATAAAGTCTTCCGTCTACGTACCAGTTACGGAAAATTTCGTGTGATTTTTTATCAAATTCTAAAAGATCTTTGATATATTTAAATTCATTTCTAATTACTTTTTTTAATGAAGCACTAACTTGAAGATTGTCCAAATCAATTTCTACTGGACTGTCGTTTAAGTCAGATACAATTGCTTCATTTACAACATGCTCAATGGCAGTATCACATTCTGGATGCAATGCCATATCACGATATTTTTTGATGATGTCAAATTCTGTTCTAAAGACACCTTCAATATCTACATACTGACCATAAAATCCCGAAGAAAGATAATAGTCAGCCCCGTCCTCGTTATTTGGAGGAACTGGGCTGACTATGCCTTTGGACTTCTTTTCTTCATCATCAATCGAAAAACCAAAAAGTTTCGCCATTATTATAAAAAACCCTTTGGTCTATTTATCAGACTACGGAATCGGTGTTTGAACCCGTATATGCTTCCCACCACTGAACTTGCATTGTAACTTGGAATTCTGAAATAACATCAGCACTATCGTAAGATAGTTCAATAGCACCAACTGAACTTGGCCAGCAACCATACATTTTGTATGCACGCTTTACTGGAAGTGGAGCAGCATTTTGACTACCAGGAGTTGGAACAGTTTCTGCACGTCCTAGTTGTGTTACAACCCAGTCTGCAAAATAATCTGCAGGATTGATTGTACCAGAACCATCAGAAACTTTAATGATGTAGTTTGACCATTTTTCAAATGCTTCTCTTAGTTTGAAGTCACCGTCATTCATGACTGTGATTGTCCATGGATCAAATCTTCTATCACCAGCAACTTTGAGTTGTCTGCCACGGAAAGGAACAATAACTTCAGCAATATTTGATGCTGGAAGTTGAGCACCTTTGATTAACATTCTATGAGAAGTATCACCAATCTCATCAAAAATTCCATTTCCCGCTGGGAAATTCATTTCTACTTCAAAAAGATTTGGTCTAGCACCACCTTGAACAAGTCTTGACTTAAAGCTGTCAATTGTTCTTTCATTATTAGGAGTGTTGAAAATGTTTGTGTTCTGTAATGGCATTGTTTTGTCCTCCTATTATCAAACGGTGCCGACGATTTCGGAGAACGAAACTCCCGTTCTCGTGGCGACGAACGTTAGACCGATAAAGTTAATCGATCTTGCTGGCTTCACGTAGATGTCAGCGATAAACTCATTACGATCAATCACTTCAGGTATGTTATTTGTTTCATCACAAACAACAAGGAACTCAGTTATACCTCGTTTTGCTTGAACATCACGTAGATATGGTTCAACAATATTTACAAAGTTTGATCTAGTTCCAGCATCGTTCAGTTCAAATAGTTGTGCCTTAGCAGCATTTTCAATTGCCTTTTCAATTGTGATGAATAGGCGTCTTACATTAATGCGATCAAATGCACTTTCAAACGATAGTCCAGTCTTATCTCCAAATAGGATAATTCCTGATCCTGGTGATGCAATGATTGGATTAATTCTGTTTGAATACAATCTATCTCTTGCATCTTGACCTGGGTTAAATGCAAGTTTTACCGCAAAGTTTAGAGAACCTCTGTTTGATCCTGCTGGTGAGAACCATGGGAATTGATCTCTATCAGTTCTTACACATAGACCTGCTACATCATTTGAGCAAGGAATATATGCAAAACGCTTATTAAAACGATCATATACGTATTGATAACCACTATCAAATACCACATAGGATGAAGAAGAAAGTGGTGCAAAGAATGATAGAACGTTTGTGAGTTGTGTACTTGCGTTTGTAATGTTTACAACACTATCTCTATTTGGGGAAATAAATGCAACACAATCTTTACGTGCTTCACAAATTGCAATTAGTTTATTTGCTTTTGCTTGTTCTTCTTCTTTAGACTTGTAAGCACCACCTTGAAGCAAGAACCTAATATTACTATTTACAGGATCTGCAAGTTTATCATAAGCAGTTAGAAGATCTCCCAGTGGAGCATCATAATATCCAACGCCAAGATAATCTTTACCGCCAGTCAATCTATAAGCAACATTTCCTAGTGAGGAAAATGTAATATCTTTAGCGTCTTGACCCCAAGCACTTGCTGCTGCAGTAATTGGAACGACACCATTACTAAATCCAGAAGGACGTGATCTAGTTCCCCAATATGCGTCAGTTGAATTTACTGGTGATAATCCAGCATAAACATACTGAGAATTTGCTGCAAGATAATCTTTGTAGTATACTGATTTTTGTGGAGAAACTTCAGCATCTTTTGCTTTTGAAAGATTGCCAAACTTCTCTAGAATTGCTCCTACAGTTCCTGTTACAGATCCTGCTGCATCAATAACTACAACATTTAATCCATCGTTGCGTCCATTTCTTTGAGACACATATGAATTTGTTCCTGGTTTTGCAAGAACTGATCTCCAGGAAAGAGTAATTGCATCAGAACCACCATCAGCAACACTGGTTAAAATATTTTGCTGATCGTACCAATCGACTGGTGCTTTTGTTCCAGTCATGAAACCTACATCACCCAATGTGGTTGATGAAATTCCAATTTCAGCAGATGTAAACTGATATAGAGATCCAGATTGATAATCTACTGATGTCTCTGTTCCAAATCCAGATACATAACTAACAACTTTTACATCAACAAAACTTAAACCAATTCCAGTAATAACTCCTTTTAGATATCCACTTGCTGTTGCAGTTGTTCCAATACCAATTGAAACACCACTTAATGCTTGAGTTACTGCGTATCCAACTTGAAGACCATGTGAAACAACTGTTGTTCCTACACCAACTGAAGTTGTTAGAACTCCAGAAATTCTTTGGTCTGCAGAAGCATCAATCACACATACTTTTAAATTCTCTGACCAGTTTCCTGGATTTTTTGCTGCCCAGTAGAAAGATGTATCTGATGTATGGTTGTTGTTATAGTCATCAAAATTATCAACACGTAGAGTTGTTGTTGATGCAATACCAACACCAGCATTTGCGTTATTTAAATCTCCACCGCCAGCTCTAACTACATCTAACTGACCACCATATGATAAAAAGTTTGATGCTGCATACCAACTTTCATAATGATAGTCGGTTAGACCTGCACCAGGACCACCAAATACTTCTACTAATTGTTTTTCATTTGTAACTCTTACAATCTCATTGACAGGACCTTTTTTAAAAGGTGCTGCGATACCTGCAGCGACGTTTAGTGTTGCATTTACGCCGCCACGGGTTAGATCTACCTCTCTTACACGAATACCTGGAGATGCTAACTGAAGTGCCATTCTA